TTTAACAGTTGTAGATACTACTCGCAGCACCAATCTTTCTGTGTGTGCTTCTACTACTTCTCCTATTCCTAATGTATACACACCTACCAGTTTTAAAGAATATGCCAGACATGTGGAGGAATTTGATTTGCAGTTTATATTTCAACTGTGTAAAATAACATTAACTACAGAGGTAATGTCATATATTCATAATATGAATACCACTATTTTGGAGGATTGGAATTTTGGTGTTACACCACCTCCTACTGCTAGTTTAGTTGACACATACCGTTTTGTTCAATCTGCTGCTGTAACTTGTCAAAAGGACACCGCACCGCCAGTTAAACAGGACCCTTATGACAAACTAAAGTTTTGGTCTGTAGATCTTAAGGAAAGGTTTTCTGCAGATCTTGATCAGTTTCCTTTGGGACGTAAATTTTTATTGCAATTAGGAGCTAGACCTAAGCCCACTATAGGCCCACGCAAACGTGCAGCGCCCGCCCCTACCTCTACCCCATCACCAAAACGTGTTAAGCGTCGCAAGTCTTCCAGAAAATAGTGTTGTTTGTCATGTGTTTGTATGTGTGTATGTTGTATGTTTTGTATTGTTTGCCTGTTTGTATGTTGTGTATATGTACATGTTTGTTTGTCTGCTGTATGTGTGTATTTGTTTTTGTACATAATAAAGTCTGCATGACAGTTTCATGTGTGGTTGCACCCAATGAGTAAGGTACTGTCCCTTTATTGTTTCTTTGTCCTTATTACACATTATTACACATTGCCCTACTTACATAGGTGTGTTTGTTCCTTCATTTTGTCCTGAATATCCAGTTTTGCATTTGCACATTATATGGCGTCCATTTTATCCTTTAAATCCTCCATTTTGCTGTGCAACCGTTTTCGGTTGCCTTGGTTTGACCTTACCTTTTTGAACAATTAATCTGTTTAAACATCAGCAAAACAGTTAATCTCCATCTTGTTTCCTCCTACACGCCTAGACTACTAACACAACTTACAAACGCCAAATAGTTAGTCATCATCCTGTCCAGGTGCACTCTAACAATACCTTGCATAACTTTGGTCGCGCCCTTGTTAATAAAACAGCTTTTAGGCACATATTTTCACTGTTTTTACTAGTTTAATTGCATAATTGGCTTGCAAAACTACTGTGCAATCCAAGAATGTGTCTATAATTTATTTTAAAAAAACATGACTAAGGTTTTTGTCATTGTTAAGCAACCGAAAAAGGTCGGGCAAGTACATGCACACTTTCTACTTATTACTTTTTACAATCATACTAATAAAAAAGGGTGTAACCGAAAACGGTTAAGACCGAAAACGGTGCATATAAAGGTAGTTAGAAAGAAAAGGGCAACGGCATGGCACGCTTTGAGGATCCTACACAACGACCATACAAACTGCCTGACTTGAGCACAACATTGAATATTCCTCTGCATGATATTCGCATCAATTGTGTGTTTTGCAAAGGGGAACTGCAAGAAAGAGAGGTATTTGAATTTGCTTTTAATGACTTATTTATAGTGTATAGAGACTGTACACCGTATGCAGCGTGTCTGAAATGCATTTCATTTTATGCAAGAGTAAGAGAATTAAGATATTATAGAGATTCTGTGTATGGAGAAACATTAGAGGCTGAAACCAAGACACCGTTACATGAGCTGCTGATACGCTGTTATAGATGCCTAAAACCTCTATGTCCAACAGACAAATTAAAGCATATAACTGAAAAAAGAAGATTCCATAATATAGCTGGAATATATACAGGACAGTGTCGTGGGTGTCGGACCCGAGCAAGACACCTAAGACAGCAACGACAAGCGCGTAGTGAAACACTGGTGTAAAACAATGCATGGACCAAAAGCAACACTTTGTGACATTGTTTTAGATTTGGAACCACACAATTTTGAGGAAGTTGACCTTGTGTGCTACGAGCAATTACCTGACTCCGACTCCGAGAATGAAAAAGATGAACCAGATGGAGTTAATCATCCTTTGCTACTAGCTAGACGAGCTGAACCACAGCGTCACAACATTGTGTGTGTGTGTTGTAAGTGTAATAATCAACTTCAGCTAGTAGTAGAAACCTCGCAAGACGGATTGCGAGCCTTACAGCAGCTGTTTATGGACGCACTATCCTTTGTGTGTCCTGTGTGTGCAGCAAACCAGTAACCTGCGATGGCCGATTCGGAAGGTACAGATGGGGAAGGGACGGGGTGCAATGGATGGTTTTTTGTGCAGGCAATAGTAGATAAAAAAACAGGTGACAAAATTTCAGATGACGAGGATGAAAATGCAACAGATACAGGTTCAGACTTGGTAGACTTTATTGATGATACCACAACAATTTGTGTACAGGCAGAGCGCGAGACAGCACAGGCCTTGTTTAATGTGCAGGAAGCCCAAAGGGATGCACGGGAAATGCATGTTTTAAAACGAAAGTTTGGGTGCAGTATAGAAAACAGTAGTGAGAAAGCGGCGGCAGGAACAAAAGCTAAGTCACCATTACAAGAAATATCAGTAAATGTTAACCACCCAAAAGTAAAGAGAAGGTTACTAACAGTGCCAGACAGCGGCTATGGCTATTCTGAAGTGGAAATGCTCGAGACTCAGGTAACCGTGGAGAATACTGGAAATGGGGATAGCAATGGCAGTGTTTGTAGCGACAGTCAAATAGACTGTAGCGACAGCAGTAACATGGATGTTGAAAACATAGGTCCAACATCCCCCACTAATCAATTGTTACAGTTATTACATAGCAAAAATAAGAAAGCAGCTATGTATGCAAAATTTAAAGAATTGTATGGGTTATCATTTCAAGATTTGGTTAGGACATTTAAAAGTGACAGAACTACCTGTAGCGATTGGGTAACCGCCATTTTTGGTGTAAATCCAACTGTAGCAGAAGGATTTAAAACATTAATACAACCCTATGTGCTATATGCACATATACAATGTTTAGATTGTGCATGGGGAGTAGTAATATTAGCATTATTAAGATATAAATGTGGAAAAAATAGAATAACAGTTGCAAAAGGACTTAGCACATTACTACATGTACCAGATACGTGCATGTTAATTGAACCACCCAAATTGCGTAGTGGTGTTGCAGCATTATATTGGTACAGAACAGGAATGTCCAATATTAGTGAAGTTATAGGGGAAACGCCCGAATGGATACAAAGACTAACAATTATACAACATGGAGTTGATGATAGCGTGTTTGACCTGTCAGAAATGATACAATGGGCGTTTGATAATGACCTAACAGATGAAAGTGATATTGCATATGAATATGCATTAATAGCAGATAGTAATAGTAACGCCGCTGCATTTTTAAAAAGCAACTGCCAGGCAAAATACCTAAAAGATTGTGCAGTTATGTGTAGGCATTATAAAAGAGCACAAAAAAGACAAATGAGTATGTCACAGTGGATAAAATGGAGATGTGATAAAATAGAAGAGGGGGGAGATTGGAAACCCATAGTACAATTTTTAAGATATCAAGGAATAGAATTTATAACGTTTTTATGTGCATTAAAAGATTTTTTAAAAGGTACCCCAAAAAGAAATTGCATTGTGCTGTGTGGGCCAGCAAATACAGGCAAGTCATACTTTGGAATGAGCCTGCTACATTTTTTACAAGGAACTGTAATTTCACATGTAAATTCAAATAGTCACTTTTGGCTAGAACCTTTAACAGATGCTAAATTAGCTATGCTAGACGATGCAACAGATAGTTGTTGGACATATTTTGATACATATATGCGAAATGCTCTGGATGGCAATCCTATAAGTGTAGATAGAAAGCATAGGCACCTAGTACAAATTAAATGTCCACCAATGCTTATTACATCAAATACAAATCCAGTTACAGATAACAGGTGGCCATACCTAAATAGCAGACTAATGGTATTTAAATTTCCAAACAAATTTCCATTTGACAAAAATAGAAATCCAGTATATACAATTAATGACAGAAACTGGAAATGTTTTTTTGAAAGGACGTGGTGCAGATTAGATTTGAACGAGGAAGAGGATGATGCAGACAGTGATGGACACCCTTTCGCAGCGTTTAAGTGTGTTACAGGATCAAATATTAGAACATTATGAAAACGATAGTAAAGACATTAATGAACACATAAACTATTGGAAACTGGTGCGTATGGAAAATGTAATTTTATTTGCAGCAAGAGAGAACAATATACATACATTAAACCACCAGGTGGTGCCAACGTTTTTGGTGTCTAAAAACAAGGCATGTGAAGCTATTGAACTGCAGATGGCGTTAGAGAGTTTGGCACAAACTGAGTTTAAAAATGAGCAATGGACAATGCAAGAAACATGCCAAGAATTATGGCAAACAGCACCTAAAAAGTGTTTTAAAAAACAGGGCATTACAGTGGAAGTACGGTTTGACTGCAGCAAGGAAAACACAATGCATTACACAAGCTGGAAATTTATATATTATGTAAATGATGTAGGACAGTGGTGTAAAACCACAGGAAGTGTGGACTTTTGGGGACTATATTATAAAGTGGAAGAGGAACAGGTGTACTATGTAAAATTTATACATGATGCCAAAAAATATGGGACTACAGACAAGTGGGAAGTGCATTATAATGGCAAGGTTATTGATTGTTATGACTCTATGTGCAGTACCAGTGACGAGCAAGTATCCACTTCTGGATCTTCTGAGCAACTATCATACCCCTCCGCAACGCCCCCCGAAGCCACGTACGTGGGCCCCCAAACGTCCAACTTTCAGACGAAGACTGGAAAGCGACCAAGACAGTGTGGATACACACAGCACCCTGAGTCTACCAGCGTGTCAGTGGACCACTGTGACAACCCAGTCGTCCGTTTGCATCCAGGCAACAACCCGCGACGGCACATCCCTTGCAGTAACACTACGCCTATAATACACCTAAAAGGTGACAAAAATGGCCTTAAGTGTTTAAGGTATAGATTAAGAAAAGTACAATGGTTATTTGAAAATATTTCCTCTACCTGGCATTGGACAGGAAACAGAGGATCAGCCAAAACAGGCATTTTAACATTGACATATACAAGCGAAACACAACGCAATGAATTTTTAGATACTGTAAAAATTCCTAATAGTGTACAAATACAAGTTGGGTATATGAGTGTGTAATGGTTGTTATGCAAATGTAACACAAGCCAATACTGCTGCTATATTGTATAGCTGAGGAAATGATAACCCTTGTATTTGTGTGTTGTGTTTGTGTTTGCTTGTGTGTGTGTTGCAATGTCCCGCTTCTGCCATCTGTCTATATGTGTGCATATGCATGGTTACTAGTATTTGTGTATATTTTGGTTATCACCTCCTCATATGAGTGTTTTATACTATATATATTGTTTTTTATAATTCCACTGTTAATACTATATGCCCATGCAATACTGTCCATACAATAATTGTTGTATATTGTAAATTACATTGCACTGTATTGTACAGTATATTTTAAACACATTATTATTTTTGTTAGGTGTTGGTTTTGTTACATTTATAATAAAATATGGTTTCCCATCGTGCTGCTCGTCGTAAACGTGCCTCAGCAACAGACTTATATAAAACCTGCAAGCAGGCAGGTACATGCCCTTCTGATGTTATTAATAAAGTTGAAGGTACAACTTTAGCTGATAAAATATTGCAGTGGACCAGCCTAGGAATATTTTTAGGTGGACTTGGTATTGGTACTGGATCTGGTACCGGTGGCAGAACAGGGTACATACCTTTAGGGGGGCGTACAAACACTATAGTAGATGTATCGCCTGCTAAACCACCAGTAGTTATTGAACCTGTTGGACCTACAGATCCATCTATAGTTACATTAGTTGAGGATTCTAGTGTTATAACATCTGGGGCCCCTGCCCCAACATTTACAGGTACTTCGGGATTTGAAATATCTACCTCTAGTACAACAACACCAGCTGTTTTGGATATAACTCCAACCTCTTCTGTTCAAATTAGTAGCTCTAGTTTTATAAATCCTGCATTTACAGACCCTTCTGTAATTGAGGTTCCCCAAACAGGTGAAATTTCTGGTAATATATTAATTAGTACCCCTACCTCTGGTGCACATGGCTATGAGGAAATTCCAATGCAAACGTTTGCTACGGAAGGTACTGGTTTGGAACCCATTAGCAGTACCCCCAATCCAACAGTACGTCGTGTGGCTGGACCTAGATTGTACAGTAGGGCTAATCAACAGGTTCGGGTGTCTGATGCTAACTTTTTAACACGTCCATCCACATTTGTTACATATGATAACCCTGCTTATGATCCAATTGATACTACATTGACTTTTGACCCCTCATCAGAGGTTCCAGACCCGGACTTTATGGATATAGTTCGTTTGCATAGGCCTGCATTAACATCCAGACGCAGCACTGTAAGATTTAGTAGGCTAGGACAACGGGCAACCATGTTTACCCGTAGTGGTAAGCAAATTGGGGCCCGTGTACATTTTTATCATGATATAAGCCCTATACCACATGCTGAACATATTGAATTGCAACCTCTTGTTTCTTCCCAGGCTACTACTGATGATATATATGATATATATGCAGATATTACAGATGAAGCACCTACTAGTACTGCCAACACTGCATTTACAATTCCTAAATCTTCTTTTCAAAGTTTGTCATTAACACGGTCGGCATCTAGCACCTTTTCAAATGTAACTGTTCCTTTGGCTACTGCCTGGGATGTTCCTGTAAATACAGGACCCGATATAGTTTTACCTAATACTAATATAGTTGGACCCACTTATTCTACTACCCCCTTTACCACCATACAGTCTATTAATATAGAAGGCACAAATTATTTTTTATGGCCTATATATTATTTTTTACCTCGTAAACGTAAACGTGTTCCCTATTTTTTTACAGATGGCTCTATGGCGTTCTAGTGACAACAAGGTGTATCTACCTCCACCTTCGGTAGCTAAGGTTGTCAGCACTGATGATTATGTCACCCGTACCAGTATTTTCTACCACGCAGGCAGTTCCAGACTTCTTACAGTTGGACATCCATATTTTAAAGTACCTAAAGGTGGTAATGGTAGACAGGATGTTCCTAAGGTGTCTGCATATCAATACAGAGTATTTAGGGTTAATTTACCTGATCCTAATAAATTTGGCCTTCCAGATAACACAGTATATGATCCTAACTCTCAACGCTTGGTCTGGGCCTGTGTAGGTGTTGAAATCGGTCGGGGCCAACCTTTAGGGGTAGGACTTAGTGGTCATCCATTCTATAATAAATTAGATGACACTGAAAACTCTCATGTAGCATCTGCTGTTGATAACAAAGATACACGTGATAATGTATCTGTGGATTATAAACAAACTCAGCTGTGTATTATTGGCTGTGTACCTGCCATTGGAGAACACTGGACAAAAGGCACTGCTTGTAAGCCTAATACTGTGGTTCAGGGCGATTGTCCTCCACTAGAATTAATAAATACACCAATTGAGGATGGTGATATGGTAGACACAGGATATGGGGCTATGGACTTTAAATTGTTGCAGGATACCAAAAGTGAAGTACCATTAGATATTTGTCAGTCTATTTGTAAATATCCTGATTATTTACAAATGTCAGCAGATGCTTATGGAGACAGCATGTTTTTTTGTTTAAGGCGAGAACAGGTTTTTGCCAGACATTTTTGGAATAGATCTGGTACTATGGGTGATCAAATTCCTGAATCGCTATATATTAAAGGTACTGACATACGTGCCAACCCAGGCAGTTATTTATATTCTCCTTCCCCAAGTGGGTCTGTGGTTACTTCTGATTCACAATTATTTAATAAACCATATTGGCTGCACAAGGCCCAGGGTTTAAACAATGGTATATGTTGGCACAATCAATTGTTTTTAACAGTTGTAGATACTACTCGCAGCACCAATCTTTCTGTGTGTGCTTCTACTACTTCTCCTATTCCTAATGTATACACACCTACCAGTT